TAATTCTGTCTGGAGAAATCAATGCTGTCGTAAGGATGCTGATAGGAGATTATTTTGGAAATCTTTTCTATGTGCCAGATGAAGATACAAAGAAAAGTGTTTCAAATTATTCTGTTGACAGATTTACAGATGTAGCATCTGCAATTTATAAGCTTCTGGATTCGATTTCGATGAGGCTTAACATACGATATGATCAGGATAAAAAAGCAGTAGAACTGAAAGCAGTGGATGTGTTGGACTATTCAGAAGAACTTGAATATAGTCAAGACAATAAGCTGGATTTTGATATTCGAGACTGTCGAAATGGTGTGAATCATTTGATCTGCGGTGGAAGTGGTCAAGGATTAGAGAGAGAAATTATCCATTTGTATGTTCAGCAAGACGGTTCTATTGGAGATACACAGTATTATTTTGGACTAAACGAGAACGCGCAATTTTATGACTATGCAAATGCCGAAAGTACAGAAAAACTTCGCGAAGATGGAGAAAACAGATTAAAAGAATTGCAGAATTATAAAAAAATGAGCTTGTCCGTAGATGATGTGGATTTGGAAATAGGAGATATCGTTGGTGGTCGCGAGTATATAACAGGAACAGTAGTGAAAAAGCCAGTAACAAATAAAATTTTGCAGAAAAAAGATGGAACAATTTCTATCGAATACAAATTGAAGGGAGAACAGTAGTATGGGATTTAAAGCGTTAACAGTAAACACAGCAGTAGAAGCAGCAGGACATATTTATGCCGAAGATGATGCAGCCATTTTTCAGTCAATGTTCGGAGGAGACGGAGTGCTTAATATCGGGAATTGTCTGAAATCGACAGTTATCAGTAATAATAAGGTCCGTATTTCAGATGGTGTCTTAAGCGTCGGAGGGCATATCGGAAGATTGAGCCATGCAGATTATCAGGATATGACAATTGAAAATGGTGCAACAGGATACAACCGTAATGATATTATCTATGCGAGGTTTTTGACCAGCGGAAATGTGGATTCCTTCATTTTGGCAGTAAAAAAAGGAACGGCGACAACTGGAACAGCAACGGATCCTGCACTTGTTCAAGGAAATTTATATGAGGGTGCAGTAGAGAGGGATTATCCTCTTTATAGAGTAAAATTATCTGGTCTCTCAATTTCATCTGTCGACCAGTTATTTACCGTAATCCCTACGATACCGGATTTGAAAGCACAAATGGAAAAGGATAAGGCGGAAATTAACCAGAGTTTAACTAACTTAAAAAATCCAGCTAAAGGAACAAAAGGGATTCTAGTTAATGATGGTTCACCTTTATCTAGAGATTTTTTATTATGTTATACATTACAGTCTACGAATACCGCTTATTCGGGTGCATCTATAAGCATTAATGGTATTAATGTTGCACAATTAACAAGTCAGAGTGCAAATTGTAAACAAACAATCGTTGGGTCAGTTAGGGCATTTAAAGGGGATATAATTAGTATCACAATAAGTAATTTTGGTGGAGATGCTAGTGTATATGCGTATACACCAAATACGATCTAAATCTGGCATTATAAATGATATGTTAATTATTCTTTCTTAATTTAAGATTACATATAAAATTATAACTGTTACTTATAGGTTTAACAGTCCATTTCGTAGAATCCAAGTACGTACCTGTAACACATATGCACATTTTACCATCTATAAATCTATACACACCCGATAGTGTAGCGTCTCCATTAGTGGCATAGACTTCTATGGCTTCTAGTGTATACCCAGTTGGTATAGTGTATGGCTTTCTCCATACATAAGACTCTGACCACGTAAAATCAGATTGTGGTAGATTTATCATAAGAATGTTATTGTTTATCTCAGTTAAACTCTGGTTTTCGAAATCGAAAATTGGCATAAAAAGAGCCGGATCAAATTCCGGCTTTCATAATTATGAGGAGTAAGAGCTATCAATGGGGAAGGTTTTTGTAGTTCGTTCAAAATCTTGATAGCTCTTGATATTTATTATAGTGGTTTTATTAAAAAATGTAAATTCACATAATCAGAACATTTTCTTGAAAAATAAGAAAAAGTGTGTACAAAAGTGTACACAATCTTATGTTATAACTTAGTTAGAGAAAACCTGTTAAAGATGATTCTTTGACAGGTTTTTTAGTGTAAAAAATATAAAAAGAAAGGATGTGAAGTATTATGGCAATGAAATCCGTATTATTAGATCTAAACGGTCAAGTTTACACACTCGACTATGATTCTTCAACTAAAAAGTGGAAAAAAACCGTTACTGCACCAACTGCAAGTTCTTATAACCAGACGGATCATGTTTATGCAATGGAATTAAAAGCGGTTGATGTAGCTGGAAATGTTACTCTTGTTGATAAAACAGATTCTACATTCGGTAATTTAATGAAGTTGCGTGTTAAAGAAAAGGTTGCGCCTGCAATTTCTGTTACAAAGCCAAGTGCTGGTGCGTATCTGACGAGTAACACTGTAGCGTTTAGCGTAAATGTGACTGACAGCGGATCCGGTGTATCAAATTCCACGATTTCTGTAAAACTTGATGGAATAGTACTGGTTGTCACAAAAAAGACAATAACAAATGGTTATCAGTGTATTTATAGCGGAACAGTTAATGATGGTGCTCATAAACTTGTTGTTACAGCATCAGATAACGACGGAAATACTGCTTCAAAAACAGTTAACTTTACAGTTGATACAGTTCCACCGACTTTAAATATTACATCTCCGGCAGCAAGCTTGATAACAAATAAGCAGGCGTGTGCTGTTTCTGGAATTACAGATGATGTTACCAGCAAACCTGTGACTGTAAAAGTCTCATTAAATGGGACTGATCAAGGTAGTGTCACGGTCGCTTCTGATGGTACTTTTTCTTCTAGTGTTAATTTGATTGAAGGAACAAATACAATCGTAATCACTGCAACTGATAAGGCTGGTAAAGTAACAACCGTGAATCGTACTGTGGTTTACGATTCGGTATCCCCGGTCATTGTATCAATTGATGTCCCGACGGAAGTTGAATCCGGTTCATCTTTCACAATCACTGTAGAAGCAACAGATTAGGAGGTTCTCTATGATTGTCATTGAATCAATTGAAATTACTCCAAATCCGGTTGAGACAAATGGAAAAATTTCAATCAGTGTAGAACTTCATGAAGAATATGCTGATGAGAAAAAATATGAATATAAATATCCTTATCGGTATGGAAATTTAGAAAATTAGGAGGGAAAAATGAATCATATTATTATTTTAAATGATGGAAGAAAAGTGGAGGTCCAGAAGGTAGAAGAGTATGGTGGCAGCCTTAAAATAAGAATGCTTTTGCAGACAAGTGACCAGCTCAAATCATATTTTGCTGATGCATTTTCTACGAAAAAGATTATAGAAAAAGATGATGGAAAAGAAACTGTTTATGAAAATTACACAGAACTATCTTATATCAAGGAAGAAACTGGTGGAATTTGGGAAGTTGAACTTTCTCAAACGGATGTTTCTGTTGATGAAAAATTAAAGCAGTTGGAGATTCAAACAGAGAAAAATGCTGAAAATTTAGAGCAGGCAATTGCTGAACTGACCATTATGATGGCTTCTTTTACGGAAAATAATTCAGAAACAGATGGAGGTAATGTAGATGTTTAATAGAGATAGCGTGGTTGTTAAAATTTGGGTAAAATTGATTCAGGAAGGAAAATATAATGTAGTTCAGATTCCTGCTTTATCCAATTTGAGGGAAGAAGTCAAGGCTGCATTATTATAATTTTGCTTAACTTAAATTAAATAGAGAAACCTGTTGAAGACGATTCTTTGACAGGTTTTTTTATGCAAAAAATCACAAAGAAAGGATAATTTTTATGAATGAAAACACAACTGTGAAAGTAGTCAAAGGATTTTTTACAACTGTCGGGGCAATTTTAAATTCACTGCTAGGAGTGCTTTATATTCCTGTACTGTTAGTCGTTACTTGCAACATTATCGACTATATTACTGGAATTATGGCAAGCCCAAACAGAACGGATGGAAAAATCAGTTCGTACAGAAGTATGAAGGGAATCACGAAAAAGGTGACCATGTGGCTTCTGATTGTCGTTGGTGCAATCATTGATCAATTAATTTTGTATACGAGTGATACGCTGGGATTCGAATTTCCATTCAAATTTTTAATCGCATTAGTGGTATCAATGTGGATCATCTGCAATGAACTGATCAGTATTTTGGAAAACATAATTGATATCGGGGTTGAAATTCCACCATTTCTGATGCCTCTAGTGAAAAATATTAAGAGCCAGACAGAAAAATCAGTACAAATTGAAGATGAGAAGAAAGAGGAGGATTCATTATGAAGTACGGAATTGATGTTGCAAAATGGAACGGTACAGTCGATTGGGCAAAAGTAAGAGCGTCTAACATGGCTTTTGCTGTTTTAAAAGTTACAAATAAAAATAATGAAGTAGAGGAAGCATTTGAACAGAATTATTCAGGAGCAACAGAGCAGGGAATTGTTGTTGGTGCATATCGTTATGTTTACGCAAAAACAGTTGAAGCAGCAAAAGTGGAAGCAAATGCGATTGTGAAAGCTTTATCTGGAAAGAAAATCAATTTCCGCGTATGGCTCGACATGGAAGCTGACAGCATTAAAAATATTGGAAAAAGCAGACTGACAGAGATTATTAATGCAGAGGCTGATATTATTCAGGCGGCAGGATTTCAGGTCGGCATTTACTGTAATACTGACTGGTACAAGAATGTGCTGGATTCTGCATCATTAAAAAGTCGTTTTCCGTTCTGGATTGCTAGGTACGGAACGAACAGCGGAGAAATGCAGGAGAAGTATTCTCCAGAATCATATGCGATCGCATGGCAGTACACATCACAAGGATCATGTGATGGTGTTTCCGGAAAGGTCGATCTTGACGTTGCTTTTTCAGAAGTTGATGTTGCACCAGTAGTCACAGATCCTTATAATTATAAAAAAGGTATGGAAGTTTATTATTCATCATATTATAATAAAGCAACAGATGACATTTCCAAGGCAAAATTTGCCGGAGCAAAATATAAGAAGGGAACAATCACAGGAATTATTAACGGTGCGCGGAATCCGTACCAGATTAATAACACATCCGTTTATCTCAACGACGGAGACATTCGAGAAGTGATCACTGCTAAAGCTTCTGATGTAAAATATCATACTGTGAAGTCCGGTCAGAATCTGACTGTGATTGCAAAAATGTATGGTACGACAATTAATGCCATTTTGAAATTAAATCCTTCAATCACAAATAAAAATGTGATTAGAGTCGGTGCTAAAATTCGTGTAAAATAGAAAAGTATTCCATGATATATTCCACGAAAATAAAAATATACTGAATTTAAGCTACTTATAGACGATATTCAAGGGGTTCGAGTCCCCTTATTGGCTTTCTGAAACTCTAGTAAAATTAAGGCTTCCGAGATTTTAGGGGATCAATAGTAATCAGAACAAATGTTTGCACACAGGAAAGGAGATTCCTGTAAAAGTGCTACTAAGGATAAATCGACCATGAGTCGGTTTATTTTTTTGAAATTATGATACACAAAGATTACAAACAAATACACAAGAAGGTGCAAAATGACCAAAGAAATGTTGAAAGGTCTCATTGAATTGGTGTCGGAAGAAGATATAGAAACGCTTTACAATGTTGTTGTTAAGTTTATACCAGAAAATGTACCGCTTCCGGACGAAATAGAAGCTATAGAGAGGGCAGATAAGAGCATAGCAAAAAATGGAACAGTTCCCCATGATGCTGTTGACTGGGATTAAATGAATTTGAACTGCGATTTGAAACTCTCTTTTGGAGATTGCAAAACGGGCAAAGAATTTTGATGTTGTAAAAAGTTTTTTGATGTGTTATATTGAAAACAGAAAGGGAAGCCAAAGGAGCGGCTACCCTC